TGCGAAGCGTTGGAAAAAGTAAATCAGCCGGCTGGCGGGCCGACTGATCCGAAATGAAAATCTTATCAAGCCGATCGTACCATATCGGACGACGGGAGACAAGGAGCTATTCGTATGAAAGCCACTGGAATTGTTCGTAAAATAGATGAGCTTGGACGGATCGTTATCCCGATGGAGCTTCGTCGCACAATGAATATCAGCGAGAAAGATCCGCTTGAAATCTTTGTAGATGGGGAGCAGATCATCCTCCGCAAGTATTCACCTGGCTGCATCTCCTGTGGATCCACAAAGCAGCTTAAGCCTTTGCCATCAGGCAGATATCTCTGTCATGACTGCCTGGCGTCCGCTATTGGATCAAAGAGCCTATGAGCAATGTCGTGATCATGTTTCGAAATCCGGAATGTGAGGTTTGTGGGCAAGAAGTCAACAAACGATTCCTGAAAGACTGGAACGACAAGCAAGTATGCACAACATGTATTAACCAGATTAACGAGCAAACATCCGATGAGGAGTTGTTTAAATATGGCACCAAGGTTAGGTGAGCGTAGTACGATTGTGCCGGTTAAGGATCCTGTACGTGAAAAGGCAGCAGCTGTTATCGGTGAGGTAAAGGCGTACAAGTTAAGCCCAGAAGAGTTGGAGGATTTGAGAACCAGAACCGGCTACAAGGAGCCACCGCAGAACGCAGATGGTGAAGCGATCAAGCCGCCTGTGTGTATTCCTCCAACCATTACATCTGAAGAACAGTCGAAACGAGCGAAAGGTCGCAAGCCATCATCAGTTCCTGAACCGTCGAAGCAAGAGTTTCTTCGACAGATCGCAAATGGCAAAACGATAGCGGCTATTGGTAAAAGCATGGGAATTAACCCTAGCGGCATATATTACTGGGTCAAAAAGTGGGATCTAACCGGCATCACGCCAGGTAAGGCCCGGGAGCTGCTGGGGGAGCCAGCTGGAACAGAAGCGCCGAAGCAACAACAGCCGACTGAATCGTCAGTGGACGTAAAAAAGGTCATGGCTGAATTGCAAGCCGCTAAGGATGATCTGAACATAGCGAATCAGAAAATCGAAATCCTTGAAGCAAAGCTCAAACACGAAAATGAAACAGCTGTACGAATATTCGGCGAAGAAGTGCAGAAGAAACAGGCAGCCGAAGCGGAGATCAATCGGTTAGTCAAGGAGCTATCAGTTGCGAATTTGGATATCGTCAGTCTCCGTAATGTGAATCGTCAGCTCGCTGCAGAGGTGGAAAAGCGGAAGAACGAATCCACTGAAATCATTGCACTAGCTGGCGAAGCTCAAGAACAAATGCAAGCTGAGATTGATCGGCTTCGGGATGAATTGGCTAAGAAAATAGGTGCATTGAATGCAGCGGAACAAACAATTTGTTCATGGCAGAAATCAAATTTGGAACGCGGTCAGGAAAATCAGCGCCTCCGAGATGACAAAGCTGAGCTGCTTAAGGAAGTATCAGCTAAGGAAGCTGAGATTGCCGCACTAGTCAAGGAACGTGACGAGGCTCTCGTAAAGTTGGCAAACATGGAAGCGGCAAGAGGATCTGCCCAAGCAGCTGCCACACATGACTCTGTTAAGCATCCGAACCATTACACAGCAGGCGGTATCGAGACCATCGACTTTATGCGGGCTAAGATGACTCCGGAACAGTTTGAAGGTTACTGCCTGGGCAACGTGATTAAGTATACCAGTAGCTTCAGGCTTAAGAATGGCGTGGAGGATCTGCGGAAGGCGGAGCAGTACCTCGTCTGGATGATCGAGAGGGCTGCGCAATGAGAGAGATCAAGTTTCGTGGCAAGCGGATCGACAACGGTCAATGGGCGTATGGATATCTGCAACTTAGCGAGGACAAGAAATCTGCGTGGATATGTAAAAGCAAAGAGGACGATTGGACGGTAAAAGAACAGTTTCCTGTCGTCCCCGAAACAGTCGGCCAATACAACGGACTGAAAGACAAGAACGGCAAGGAGATTTATGAGGGGGATATTGTTGAATCCTCGCATGTAATCCATGACGGTGGGCGAACGCATAAGAATGTGATCGAGTTCATCGATTACTGCTGGAGACTCAAGTCATTAGGTGAGTTATGGGCTGCGGATATACCACTCGGCCTTTACGCTCGTGACCCGCAAACAATCGAAGTCATCGGCAACATCTACGAAAACCCTGAGCTTATGGAGGCTGCCTGATGAACATCCACGATAAACGCCGTAAAGACGACACTGTCAAGTCACTCGCAAAAGCCAAGGAGAAGGCTGAGAATCACCGGTTATACCTAACTGTTAAAGCAAGTGATCCGGAAGAAATAGCTACCGCAAACATCGTACTCGAGCATATCAATATCGCATTAGAACATCTAGGCGCTCTATTGCCTGCGGATACATGATTTATTTTGTCGGTGATCTAGTTGTCTTAAAGTCGGGGATGAATGCTGAAATCCTGGAATCATGGGGCATCGCCAGAGAGTGGTTCAAAATGCGAACTGTTGACGGCAAGGTGATATTTGTAACAGCCAGCCAAATCGATGCGCTTATCAAGCGCAAAGGCAAGAACAACGGGAGGAGACATTCGAAGTGATCAAAATAAATAAGCTGGAAATTGAAAACGTTAAGCGCGTTAAAGCCGTCAAAATCGAGCCAACCACGAACGGAATCACCATTGTCGGCGGCAAGAACAATCAGGGTAAGACTAGCGTCCTGGACGCTATCGCTTGGGGATTGGGCGGCAATAAGTACCGCCCTTCCCAGGCTGAACGAGAGGGATCCGTTGTGCCGCCTTATTTGCACATTGTGCTGTCTAATGGGCTGATCGTGGAGCGTAAGGGTAAGAATTCGGACTTGAAGGTGATCGATCCTAACGGCCAGAAGGGTGGCCAACAGCTGCTTGATAGTTTTGTTGAAGAGTTGGCGATCGACCTTCCAAAGTTCATGAACTCGACCAGTAAGGAGAAAGCCAACATCCTACTACGGATCATTGGTGTAGGCAGCAAACTCCATGAGTTGGAAGTCAAAGAGCAGGAGGTCTACAACCGACGCCATACCATCGGACAAATTGCGGATCAGAAGGCGAAGTTCGCCAAGGAGCAGCCGTATTTTACAGATGCACCTAAGGAGCCGATTTCCGCATCCGAACTGATCCAACAGCAGCAGTCCATCCTGGCAAAGAACGGTTTGAACCAGCAAAAGCGGCAACGAGTCAACCAGATTCAATCGGAATTTGAACAGCAAGGGCGTGAAGTGGTCAGATTGACTGCAATCCTTAATGCCGCCCAAGAGAAATATACCCAGTTGCAAAACGACTTGGCGATTGCACAAAAGGATGCCCTTGATCTGCACGACGAATCAACGCAAGAACTCGAGACAAATATTCGCCAGATAGATGAGATCAACCGGAAGGTTAGGGCAAACCTGGACAAGGACAAAGCCGAAACTGATGCCAGCGATTACCGGGTTCAATATGAGCAGTTAACTACCGAGATTAACGGGATTCGTCAACAAAAGACGGATCTGCTAACGAGTGCGGATTTGCCACTGCCGGGACTGACTGTCGAGGATGGCGAACTGCTCTATAAGGGACAGCGATGGGATAACATGAGCGGATCCGATCAACTCAAGGTAGCCACGGCTATTGTCCGTAAGCTGAAACCATCGTGTGGTTTTATTCTGCTGGACAAGCTCGAGCAAATGGATCTAGAGACGCTTAACGAATTCGGTCAATGGCTGGAGCGAGAAGGGCTGCAGGCGATCGCCACACGAGTCAGCACCGGAGAAGAGTGTAGCATCCTGATTCAAGATGGATATGTTGTCGGTCAAGAGGGCGTGCAGCTGCAACAGCCGCCGGGAGAGATTGACCCGGGACCCACATGGAAAGCAGGTGAATTCTGATGTTTGACATCACGAGTGGAAAAGTGCAAACAGCTAAGAAAGTTGTTTTTTATGGCCCGGAAGGGATCGGCAAATCATCCCTGGCTGCTCAGTTTCCGAATCCAGTTTTCATCGATACAGAAGGCAGCACAACGGAGCTTGACGTGAAACGATTCCCGAAGCCTACTAGTTGGGAAATGATCAATCAGCAAGTACGGTATGCCATTCAGCAAGGTCCGTCTCGCATCGGCACTCTTGTTATCGACACGATCGATTGGGCTGAAATGAAGTGTAATGAGAGTATATGCGCTACTCACAACAAAAAGGGAATCGAAGACTTCGGTTATGGCAAGGGATATACCTTCTCCACTGAAGAATTTGGCCGCTTCCTAAATCTGCTAAGCGATGTCGTCGAAGCCGGTATCCACGTCGTTCTAACGGCGCATGCGCAGATCGTTAAGTTTGAGCAGCCGGACGAGATGGGAGCCTACGATCGATATCAGCTGAAGCTCGGGCAAAAGACGGGTTCGCGTACAGCTGCACTCGTCAAAGAATGGGCGGACATGCTCTTATTCATCAACTATAAGACATTCAGCGTTGCTACTGACAAGGATGGTAAAAAGAATAAAGCTCAGGGTGGCAGTCGTACCGTATACGCAACGCATCATCCTGCTTGGGATGCCAAGAACCGTCAAGGACTGCCCGATGATTTCCCACTGGATTATTCCTATATCGCTCATATCTTTGCAGCATCAGCACCGATAACAGCACCACCAGTCGTGCCGACTTCTACGCCGCCATATCAGCCATCAACGGTACCATCGACACCAGCTCCAGTTGAGACGAGGACGGAAGCACCGCCACCGGTACCGCAGGAAACACCTTCAGCATTGAATCCGAACATTCCGAAATCCTTACGTGATCTGATGATCCAGCACCAAGTAACGGAAACGGACATTCAGATTGTTGTAAGTCAAAAAGGATACTACCCTATGGACACGCCAATTACCAACTATGATCAGAGCTTCATAGAGGGCGTATTGGTGGGTGCTTGGCCGAAAGTTTTTGAAATGATTCAAGAAGTGAATAAGCAAATACCATTTAAATAATAAAAAAGGACTGATCTTGCTTGCGTATACTTGGAACAACTAAGCAGCAAGTGTATAACACTTTAAAGGCTTTCTGCTTACGAAACCTTGACGATCATTTAGTGTTCATTCCCACAGTTATCCCAATATCTACAGCGGCTGCTTCACCTAGAGGTAAAAAGAAATACACAAGAATGAACGTCGATTTGGCCATTGATCGCTCCATATTCAAGCAGCCAGACAGCATTCATATGCTCGTCAATAAGACTCTGGAAATCTCCGTCGTAATGGCGATCCCCAAGCATCATTTTAACGATGAGGGACTCAATCATTACGATTCGGCGATAAGTAATATGGATACGCAATTGGATAAACATCCGGAACTAAAGTCGCTTCTTGATGAATTTTTACCTAAATGGAAGGCTGCCTTTGATAAAGCTGTTGAAGTGGAAGCCTCAGAGAAAAATGACCAAAATTTAATATGATAACCGGGAGGAAAGACATGAGCAACGAAAGAGAACTGGGCTGGGACGATACGATAGAGAAGGACGGTGGGGAGTTTGTACTCCTCCCCGAGGGAGATTACAACTTTACCGTAGTAAAATTCGAACGTTCGAGATTTCAGGGAAGCACAAATCTTCCTGCATGTAATCAAGCCAAGTTAGAATTGACCGTCCACTGCCCCAAAAATGGCGATGTGACTATATTCCACAACTTATTCCTTCACACCAAGACCGAAGGGTTGTTGTCCGCATTCTTTTCAGCGATTGGTCAAAAAAGAAAGGGCGAACCGTTACGGATGAATTGGAATGCGGTGATTGGTGCTAAGGGCAGATGTCAATTGGAACACAACAAATACACGTCAAAAGGAGAGGACCGGGTTAACAATCAGGTCAAACGTTTCTATCCGTATGAGGACTATTTGAAGCAAAGCGGTACGCAACAACCACAATACCAACAACAGCAGTACCAGCAACAGAACCAACACCAGGCACCATTCCCGACCGGGACACAAAATGGCGGCGGATTCACGCCGGGCCAGTTTTAGGTGGCTGCTATGGAACTTAGACCCTATCAACAAGAAGCGAGGATGTCCATCCAGAGAGAATGGACGAAGGGTGTCAAGCGTACGCTCTTGGTCTTGCCGACTGGTTGCGGTAAAACGATTGTTTTTTCTAAGGTGACTGAGGATCGAGTGAGACAGGGCGAGCGTGTGCTCGTCCTTGCTCATCGGGGCGAGCTGCTCGATCAGGCTGCAGATAAGCTAGAAAAGTCTACTGGCCTAAAATGTGCAACAGAGAAGGCGGAACAGACCTCGATCGGCAGTTGGTACCGGGTAGTCGTTGGCAGCGTGCAGACGATGATGCGTGAAAAACGTCTTGAGCAATTTGATAAGGATTTCTTTAATACAATCATCGTCGACGAAGCCCATCATTGCATATCTGACAGTTACCAGCGTGTCTTGCAGTATTTCGAAGGGGCTAATGTGCTAGGTGTTACCGCCACGCCTGACAGGGGGGATATGCGCAATCTAGGAGCATATTTCGAAAGCCTGGCCTACGAGTACACACTACCAAAAGCAATCAAAGAGGGATTCCTCAGCCCGATCAAGGCCATGACCATTCCGCTTCAAATCAATCTTACTGCCGTTGGTCAGCAAGCTGGCGACTTCAAGTCACAGGATCTAGGCACGGCGCTGGACCCATATCTGGATTCAATAGCCGCAGAAATGTGGAAAGTGGCCAAAGACCGAAAGATCGTTGTGTTCTTGCCACTCGTAAAAACAAGCCAGAAATTCACCAATATCCTAAACTCGATGGGATTCAAAGCTGCCGAAGTAAACGGTGAGTCTCAGGACAGAGCGGAAGTATTAGATGATTTCGACAAAGGCAAGTACAACGTCCTATGCAATTCTATGTTGCTTACAGAAGGCTGGGACTGCCCGAGTGTGGATTGCGTCGTGGTCTTACGACCGACAAAAGTCCGCAGTTTATATAGCCAGATGGTTGGGCGTGGTACCCGACTGTTTCCAGGTAAAACTGAATTATTGTTGCTAGATTTCTTATGGCATACGGAACGTCATGAGCTCTGCCATCCGGCTCATCTCATCGCAGAGAACGAGGAAATCGCTAAGGCTATGACCAAACAGATCGAGGAGGCCGGTATTCCGCTTGATTTGGAGACAGTCGAGAAGCAAGCTGCTGAAGATGTGATCGCACAGCGAGAAGAGGCCCTTGCAAAGCAACTGGAGGAGATGAAGCGTCGGAAGCGTGCCTTGGTGGATCCATTGCAGTTTGAGATGAGCATCCAAGCGGAGGACTTATCCAGCTACGTCCCGGCCTTCGGTTGGGAAATGGCGCCGCCGAGCGAGGCCCAGGTAAAAACGCTCGAGAAGCTCGGTATCTTGCCCGACCAGATCGACAATGCCGGGAAGGCGTCCCTATTGCTTGAGCGACTGGATAAAAGACGAGCAGAAGGATTGACGACGCCGAAGCAGATCCGCTTTCTCGAGGGCAGGGGATTCGAACACGTAGGCACCTGGTCATTCGAATCGGCCAAGAAGTTAATCGACCGGATCGCCGGCAATGGCTGGCGGGTACCGGAAGGCATTGATCCAAGAGAGTATCGTGGGGAGTGATGTCAGAAAATGACTGTCACGCGCATATTGCATTACCCGGGAAGTAAGTGGTCACTAGCAAAGTGGATTATCGGTCATATGCCACCACATCGTGTTTATCTTGAACCGTTCTTCGGATCAGGAGCTGTCTTTTTCAACAAGGCGCCGTCCGGAGTCGAAACGATTAATGACTTAAATGGCGAAGTTGTCAACCTATTCCGCATCGTTCGCGAAAACCCGTATGAACTTGCTTACCGGATCCGCTGGACGCCCTATGCAAGGGATGAATATCGGTTCTCACATGAAGCATCCGACAATGACCTGGAACGGGCAAGGCGATTCATGGTTCGATGCTGGCAAGCGATTCGACCAAAGACAAATTCAATTTCGGGCTGGCGCTGCCGATTTACAGAGCGGGACGCCTTTCACATTACGCAATGGAATGCACTTCCTGTGCGCTTGGAGATTGTCGCAGACCGGCTTCGTAACGTGCAAATAGAAAATGTCCGTGCGGAATTACTAATCGAACGGTACCGATCGGAAGATGTTTTGATCTTTGCGGATCCACCGTATTTGCTCGATACCCGGAACGGGGCCATATACGAAAACGAGATGATTGATGACGAGCATGAAAAACTGCTGGATAAATTGGATGCTCATCCCGGGCCTGTTTTGCTCACTGGATATGTGCATGAGCTTTATGACGAACGATTAAAGCATTGGGAGCGTCATACTATCATGGGTAAACCAGTAAATGGTGAATCCAGAACAGAAGTCCTCTGGATCAATCCGGTTGCTGCAGCAGCATCCAAGCAAATGACATTATTTTGATCGATAAATGGGAGGCAATGGAACATGGGGATGGGACCTGGACAACCGGCAAAAGATTGCAATGACGAAGAATTGGTTGCGGAATTTGAATCTGCGTGTCGTGGCGGGGACTCTGAATTTGCTCCCGAATATCGGGATGAAATCCTTCGGCGCCTATCTGACAATGAAAGGCTGCGCAGAGCACTTGGCCGTATTGGATTTTACTGCGCTGGTACGGAATTCAACAATTTTAGCGAGTTCGTTCTCAGGGTAAAAAGCGGCGAACAGATTTGAATATTTAGTTTCGTGAGGGAGGTA